GGAGCGACAGGGTCAAGTCGTTGTCCAGCGTGCCGCCGCCCTGAATGCCGCCGCTCGTCGCGATTTCCCGCGTCTCCGGAACAGCGCCGGACACGTCGGCAGCCGTGATGGCCAGTTGCTCTTTCAGGTTCGCCAGCGTCGCGCCGCCGCCCTTTCCATCCGAGGCGTGCCCGATGACGCGAGAAAGCGTCTTCTCCGGCGCATCCTTGATGTTGTCGACGCGGTCCACGCTCATCAGAAATAGCTCCCGCGCGTGCGCAGCGGCGCGTTCTGCTGGCCCTTTCGGGCCGAAAGGGACACGCGGTCCAGATCAGCGCCAAACCGCTGCACGAAAGCCGCCCCGAGCTGGGGGTTGGCGAAATCGGACGGCGTGCTGAGCACTTCGCCGATGGCCCCGTTGGCGATAATTTGCGCGTGCTGGTTCACCATGAAGTCCGGCACCTGTTCGGCGTCATCCGTGGGCGCGAGAACCAACTCGATAAGCAGCGTTCCGGCCTGAGCCGGCACCACGCGGACGCTGTCCGGCTCGGTCTGTGTGATCCATCGGGCGCCGGAGGTGTCGGCGTCGTCGCGCCAGCCGAATTGGTGGGCGTCGAGATAAGCCGTCGTCACCGGCACCAGCTTGTTCCCGCCCAGCCGCGCCGCGGCAATTTCGATGATGAAGGAGCCCTGCGGCGCGCACAGGATGTCTTCGCCCTCGGCCGGCAGTTCGATGCTGTCAGACAAGCGCCAGAGCTTGGTCCGGCGGCAGAACTCCTTCGCCGCGTCCCTGAGATAGGAGAGGGCCAGAACCTCGGGACAGGCCGGCGCATGGCGAAGCACGCGCGGCAGAAGCGCCTCGATGTCCTTCATGTGCTGGTGACTTTCGCGCGCGCGTTCGGGCTGGCGTCAGCGTCGCGCTGGATCTTGATCCCCACGGCGCCGGCGAACTGCTGATAGTGGAGCCCGGCCCGGCCCGCGCCGCCCTCAAGCGCGTCCTTCGAGTAGGCCCGGTAGAGCACGAAATCGAGAAGCACGATGCTCCAAGGCTCGGCGAGGTCGATGGTCGCGGCATAGGAGCCGATGGCATCCACGTCGCCGCTCGCCGTGAGAGCGGTCGGAAGGGTCGAAAGGACCACTTCCACGATGCCGTTCCCGTCGTTTCCGGGGTAGGTGTAGAACTCGCGCGGGTTGGCCTCATCGAAGACGTATTGCCGCACTTCCTTGCGGTAGGGCGTGGAGCTCGGGTCGTGCCAATTCGGCGCTTGCGTGTCGAGCAAGTCCCGCTGGGTCGCGCGGATGGCGCGCCCTCCGATCCGGGGGCTCGATGCGGATTGCAGGTTCCGGACCACCCGCAAGAGGCGTAGATGGTTGGCGTTGGAAAGGCTCTGAAGCGTGCCCTCAATCAGGGACATCGCGTAGCTCTCAGCGTGCGCGTCCGGCTTGGCGAGCACGATTGCCTTCATGCCATCGTTGACCCAGCCAACAAGCTCGGGAAGCGTCCAGCGGACGTGCTCTTCGTCCTGGAGAACGATGCCGGCGCGCGTGATAAGCTCAGACGCGAGCATGTCAGCCCGACAGCTTCTCGATGAGGGCTTCCACCTTCATCTTGGGGTGGGGCTTGCGGCCGAACTTGGCGTCGTAGAGGGCCGCGAGTTCGTCGCGGCTCTTGGTGGCGAGCCCGCCTTGGGTAGAGGGAGGCGGAGGCTCGGGAGGCGCCACGGCCTCACGCTGTTCCGCAAGGGGCTCGGCCTTGCGGTAGACGCCCGCCACGGCGAGAAACGCCGCCTGGTGCTCTTCCCGATCCACGTCGCAGACCAGCCGCCCATGAGCGTCCGGACGGAAGACATAGACATCGTTCGAGATGGCCGTCTCCACCGTCCCCTTGGTCTTGGCGATGCATTCGATGAGCATGGTCGTCTCCATGAGAAAGGGGCGGCCCGTAGACCGCCCCTCGTCTTGTGAGGCCCGGTCCTCAGACCGTGGCGTAGTAGAGCGTCAGGCCGATCTCGCCGGCCGCCGCGGTCGCGGCATCCGTGACCAGCTTCGCGCCGATGGAGCGATGGTCGCTCGTGGGCGCAACCTGAAACGCCTTCTGGAGGGTCGGGCGGACCACGCCGCCGGCCTGCGATGTGGTGATCCCGTCGAACAGCTCATCGCCGCAGGTACGGGAGCCGCCGTCGCCGACCGCACCCGACATGACGCCGATGTCCCACACGATTTCGGGCGAGACGTTGGTGTCGAGATCGGCGCTGTCGAAGATGGCGTCCACCGGCCGGCAGTTCGCCGGCAGCACCGCCAGTTCGATGATGTCACCCTGCGCGATGGTGGTCGGCACGGTGTAGCTGAAGCGATAGGCCACGACCTCACCCGCGCACTTCGGGTAGGGAAGGGGAATCTCGCGCGTGGCGTACTTGGAGTTGATGACGGCCATGGGAGGTCTCCCCTATCAGGCGTTGGGATCGGCAGCGTAGGTGTCCACGGCGAGAACGCCGAAGTCCTTGCTGTTGAAGCGGGTCTTCTTGACGCCGATGATGCAGCCGGCGGTCACCAGGTGCTCGTTGCCGGCGTCGGCGTCTTCCTCAACCCAGGTGAAGCGCATGCCGCCCGAGGCCGGAGAGCCATAGGCGACGACGCCAGCCTGACGGCCGAGGAACAGGGCGCGAGCCGCCGGAAGATCCGTGCCCGAGCCGTAGTCGTCGAAGCGGATCACGCTCTCGTGGGAGTGCAGGATCACGTTCTTGACCATGCCAAGCCCACCCTTGAAGATGGGGTTGTTCTTGCCCTCGGCGGCGGCAGCGGCCTTCTGGATGTCCAGCCAGCCGGCGCCGGTCGCGGTGCGCAGCGAATGCTCCTGGAAGGGAGACATCAGCAGCACGTAGCGGGCCTCGCCCTCCACAGTGACCGGGAGCATGTTCACGGTCGTGGGATCGGTGGCGCGCATCATTCGGGCCTTGGTCTCGGCCTTCTCGACAACCGACACCGTCATGATGTCGGAGCTGTCCACGTTGGCCTTCGCCGTGGCGTCGCCGCCGTAGAGAAGGTGGCCGGTGTCCGGCGCGGTGATCGAGTTGGAGGCGTGGCCCGCCCAGGTGGTCTCCTCGGTGAAGTCCTCGTTCACGCCGCGCGCGCCGGAGAGGTAGATGAAGTGCATCTCGTCGATGAATTTGGACCAGTAGTCCGACAGGCGGTCCTTGGCGACCATGCGCAGGTCGTGCTCGGTGCGCTTGCGGGACATGCGACCACCGGCGGACACCTGGTGGCGCATCTGGTCGATCTTCACCTCGTCGGAGAAGAACTTGAGGTTCTCCGCCTTGCCGTCGACCCGGTTGTCACCATAGGTCGGCTTGTTGCGGAGCTGGACGGACAGATCGAAGTTGATCGTGTCGCCGGCCGAGGAGTCGAGGTCGGTGAGGCGCTGAATCACCGAGTTGTCCGAGGTGGACACGAACTTGCGGTCAAAATAGCTCTTCTTCACCACGTCGAGGAAGAGAGAGCCGGACCAGCGCTTGACGGCCTTCGCGTCACCGAAGGGAATTACGGTCTGCATGATGTGTCTCCGTGATCTTGAACTGGATCACGATCGGCACATCTTGCGCGTCTCGTGCGTGTAATATACTTCAGCCGCCCGCCTTCTTCAAGGTGCTGTCGGGCGGGTCTTCTTGCCTCACACCGGTAAGGCCCCAAGAGACGGCCTTTTTACCGGGTTCGACAATCGTAATCGGAATGCTCTTGTCCGCATCGAAGGTAAGGCGCACCATTTGCCCTGACTTCTGGTCCACCGTGACAGTGGCGACATCGCCGATCTTCACGGTTTCGCCCATGCGGACATTGAGGTTGAGCATGCGTCAGGCGGCCAGGGCCACAAAGCTGACGACGATGGTCCCGTTGAACGCCTGCGATGCGTGAACGTTGCGGACCACGACCACGATCGAGGTCGCGCCGGGCGTGGTGCTCACAACCTGCGGCGTGCCTTCGGTCGCCGTCCCCTTCGCCACCGAGGCGAACACCTGATCGGTCGCGGCAATGGCCGAGTCCGTGATGGTGAGGGTATAGTCGGCGCCGGCCGCAGTGGTCAGGCTCTCTGACGTGACCTTGCCCGAGCGCTTGTTCAGCGTGGCCGCGCCCGCCGTCGCCGTGGCGGTCTTGGTGCCAACGTCCACCTTGGCCGAGACGATGGCGAGAGTGTCCAGATTCTTGTCGGCTCCGACCACGAGGCCCTTGCTGGCGGGTGGGGGGGCGGGCGGGCCGCCGTCC